AAATAATACTTGGTCGCTATTTGTATCTAGATCTGTTTCTGTTAAAACACTACCATCTTGAAAATCTACTTTCTTTGCACTTATATTTGTATCTCTTTGAAATTTAATAGCAGCACCACTAGCAGGGATGTTACCAGAAGTGAAGGTAACTGTAGACCCACTAATTGTGTAATGAGTATCTAATGTTTTTAAAACCCCTGCTACTGTTACATCTACTTCGTTATTGGCTAAGAACGAAAAAGATATTGCAAAGTTAGTAGTACTACCATTACCAGTATGTGTAGTAGCTGTCGCTGTAGTGTTAGTAGCCATGATTAACTTCCTAAGTTGTAGTTTTTGTAATCTTCATTCATCTTATCAAGAAAACTCTTTTTAATATTTTGTTTTGCATTTATCCTAGCGTTATATTCTTCCGATGACATCTCTTTTTTCCTGTAAAGGTTAATACCTGCTTTAATATACTTGGTATTAATTTTATTCATTTCATTGAAAATAAGTTCTACCGCTAGTTTACCTTCTTGCGAATCTCTGCCTACTTCTTCTATTGTTCTTTTAGCATTTTTGTACATACTACTTTCAAAAAATCTATTCATAGCCTGTCTTATATCCATTTTGTTAGGACCGCCAACATTGATTTTGACACTATTTACATAGATTTGTAATTTATTATATTCTTTTTTATCTAATTTTTTTGGTACAAAATTCTTTGATCCTAATCCTGTAAACTGAGATCCTCTTATAACCTCTGGTGGTGGAGATAACATTCTTCCGATTAATGCTGTAGCTTCATATAATTTAAAATTCTTACTTTCGCTAATAGGAGTTGTTGAAAACAATTCAAAACCTGCCCTTTGAGGATAAGTAACAAATTCATTTGTTATATGTTCTACTTGTGGTACAGCAGTACCACCGAGATTATATCCAACTGATTCTCTTATCTTATTAAGAATATTGTCTGCTACCTGCATAAAAGCATCTACTTTATTAAATTCTTCGTCACCATATTCTACACTTTCATTTGCAGTATCACCTGCTCTTGTTGAAGTATCTGGCTTAAGAAACCATTTCAGATCAGAATAGTCACCTTTTTCTATAGCCTTTAGTTTTGCTGTTTCATCTGTTACACCCATAATATTTAAAATGTCTTCTGGTGTTCTTGCTATTCTTTTTAATAAAGAAGAATAAGGCAACACACTATTACCAACTTGTCTGCCAACATAATCAAACCATTTCTTTTCTTGATAACTAACACCTTCTTCTTGATCTGCATTTTCTCCTATGGCTGGTACACCTGCAATAATGTTTAGGAGTTCGTTTAGTTGTGATGTGTAGGTTTTGTTAAACATATTTCTACCTGCAAAAGCAACCCAAACTTTTATAAACTCACCAATATCTTTATCTTTTGTTGACATTGGAGCCATTTCTGCAAAGTCTAAAAATATTCTTACAAGAGAAGCCATAGGATCAGGTATGCCTTCTAAGCTTTTATAAACATAAACAGGTTTACCATTTCTATAAACTATATCTCCATCTTCATCATATTTTAAAGTAGCAACACTATATGGTCGCCAACCATTCTTATATTTAGAGATCCATTCAGCAGCACCATTCTTATTAAAATAATTAGGGCCACCACCTGTTAAGAACATATGTGGTGGTTCACCACCTACATGGGGATCTTCATTATTTTTGTGTGCAGCCAACATCAAAAGACTTGCATAGGCATAACCCATTCTTATTTGACCGACTGTATTTTGACGAACTAAAGGATCAGGACTTGCCAAGTCAGCCCTTATCTCTGGTAATAAAAATTTATTTACAAAGTTAATGTTTTGTCTTTTACCTGCCAATCGGTTTTGATAGAAAGTATCTAGTGGATTTTCTGGCAACATCATTTTTGGACCAAATTCAGGTAATTGGTCAGGAAATCTTGCTACCATTGGAGTATTAACAAAAGGTAAATATCTCCCTGCTTCTTTAAACATATTTGTAGGACTTCTTGTAAATTTCAACCAGAATCTTACAAGAGGATTTTTTATAGCCATGTTGTTGATAAAGTCTGCACCTTTACCAAAAGCATCTTCCGTTCTAATATCTTGTGTAAATGTTATTTGCTTACCAAATTCTTTAGCTTTTAAAAGTATTCTTTCTGTTACTAGATCAGGAATAAATTGTTGTGGACCCATACCTAATTCTGGATCTACAAGTCTGCCTATAGTACCTTCTTGACCTTTCAGAATATAATGTATAACCCCATCAATATTACTCTTAATATATTTATTTAAATCTTCACCAGATAAACCTTTTTTCATTCCTTCATTAAAAGAATAAAATGCTGTAGCACCAATAATGTTAGGAGTTTGTACTAATGCGTCATTTGCTGTCATTAATCTACTAGGTAGTCTTATTGTTTTACCAGTAAAATCAATAGCGTTGAAAGGATAATATGGTGCATCTAATGGAAGAAGACCAGTTTTTTTTGCGATTGGTTCTATTATTGCTTTGTCTGCAAATCTTCCAAAGCTTCCTTGATTATCAGAAGAGATCATAAATCTTTGACTAACTTGACCTTTCATATTTCCGACATTTACAAAGTTATCTTCCATATCCCATGATCTTTTCCATGTTTTTGCTGCAAAATCAAGGTTATAAAACAAAGCAAATAAATGTTCTTTAGCAGCTTTCAGTTCCGTAACATTATTCGCACCTGCAAAATTATTTAATGAACGCATAAAGGTCATAGCAAGACCAGAAAATAAGTTTACTTTTTGTGTGCTTGGTCCTGATAAGACTGCATTAATACCGATTTCATTCATTACTCGAACAAAACCATCAGACAATTTCCCTATATTAATTGCATCGGCACTCTTAACTGCAACTAAATTTCTTGGATCGCCTGATATATCTTTTATTAATTGTGATTGTTTTATTAGTTCAGAATAATCTCCTGTCTGATTGGCTTTTCTGACAGCATTTATCATGTCATTTTTTAAATCAACATTCTGTTGTATCAAATCATTTAGAACTGGTGATACGTCTATAGATTCTTCTTGTAATTTTCTCTTCCCTGCTGGTGTAAGATCCATTATTTCTGCTGGCTTTTTACCTTCTAAACCTACATCTGGCTTCATACCCATAGTCTTGAAAGCTCTAGCAACTCTAGTTCTTGTACTCAGACCCATTGTTAACCAATCATCTACTTCATCTAATGCTTCTATAAGATTGTTGATTTCTGCTTCTATTAGTTTCAAATTCTTAGTTTTATAAGTCTCCATTAGTTTGTCGTTTATCTTTGCAACATTTTCTGTATGCAAAATTATTTCTTGTGCTTCTGCATAAATCTGTTCATCATCTGGAAATTCATCATAGAGTTTTGCTTTTAGTTGATGTCTTTCTCTTAATAATTTAGAGTTAGCAATACTAATAACATTGTCATCTTTAGGTGTTTTGTTACCTGCAAGTAAATCTAAAGCTTTTGATTTTGTTTCTTGTTGTGATTTTCTCCGTGTGATTGAAGGAAAAGTATTTTCTTCTTTTTTCTTTCTTATATTTGCTGCTAAAAATTCCTGTTGACCTTCTTTTAGATTTGGATTCTTTTCAATAAAACTAGCTTTTTGTGGATTTTTATTGACATCTCCTAAGTCTAATTTTTTATTTGGAGTTTTCTTCAGAACAGTATTTACTTGATCTTTGTATGTTATGTCTGCTGGAATTTCTATAACTAATCCTCTGGTATTTGAAGGTGATGCTGTAGGGCTACCTGTCTTTTCAGTAACAAAAGCTTTTACTTTTTTATGTAGTTCTGCACCATGCTTCCTAATCTCTTGTTCTGAGAAACCTTGAGTTATAAATGTCTGTAATATTTTTTGCTCTTTATCTATTTTAAATTGTGTATCAGGTGCTTTCTTGCCAAGTCTTAAAGAGTATGCCATCTTATCAAAGTCAGATTCAAAAATAATCTTGGCACTACCATAGTTAGGTTTTGTATTTTTATAGGCAGAAGGCATTACATAAGTTCTTACTTCACCTCCTTCTGTCTGCACGTTCTTAGTTGTCTTTGTTTCGCCTGTCTTAATTTCCTCTACTTTTTCATCTATTCTTTTTTGTATTTTCTTTACATCTCCACCATCTGCTTCTATCTTCTCATCCATTTTCTTTTTTACTTTTCCTAAATCATCAACTGCTTTTTTTGTGATTTCTGTATCTTTTTTTGTCCAAAGTTTTTTAATACTATCTAAATCTAAACCATTATATTTAATATATAAACCTCTCAAACCTTCTACGGAACCTTTTAAACTAGCACCAAATGTAGTACCAAACCCAAGACTTAAAGCATAATCTTGCCAATCTAAATCTTCTCCAAAAAGATCACGCAAGAAAGCTTCTGATGTAGATAAAGTACCACCATAGATTCCTGATCTAAACATACCTTTTAGACCTTTAGCTTCCGTACCTAAAGGTATAGTTCCCACGACACCAGAAGAAATGACTTCAGGCCAACTAAATAATTCTTCATTACCTGTTAAGGATTGTCCGTATCTTATTTTCTGTGCTTCTATATTAAAATAAGCGTTTAAAGCAAACTGACCTAAACCATATACAACCCAACCTTTAGGACCAAATTTTAGTAAAGGAGTGAGTGCAGCATCAGCAATCAAACCTCCACCTATTTCATAGCCAAGACCACCAACCTGTTGCAAGACAGCATTATCGTTCTTGTCTGGTATTGTTATTTTGTCTGAAAATTGATTATAGAAGTTATTTAA